ACCCCAAGTTGAATGTTCTGGTGGTCTCTGCGTCTAAGCAACGAGCAGATGACTTCAGTACCTTCACCTTGAGGTTGATCAACGAGATCCCGATCTGCCAACACCTGAAGCCTAGGGAGGACCAGAGAAACTCCAAGATCGCCTTTGATGTTGGCCCTGCTGCCGCTTCTCAGGCTCCTAGCGTGGTCTCTAAGGGGATCACCAGTCAGATTACGGGTAGCCGTGCAGACCTGATCATTGCGGACGATGTGGAGTCTCTGAACAACTCTGCAACCTTTCTGATGCGGGACAAGTTGCAGTCTGCTGTGGCTGAGTTTGAAGCCGTCTTGAAGCCCGGTGGAGAGGTGATCTACCTAGGGACACCCCAGACAGAGCAGTCGATCTACCATTCCTTCCATGAGAAGGGGTATGACACCAAGATCTGGCCTGCTAGGTTCCCGGATAGCCGCCTGAAGACCGCCTTTGGGGAGAAACTGGCTCCTATGCTCCGTGAAGGCGCAGAAGGCGATCCAACCGATCCTAGGCGGTTTAACGCCATTGACCTGATGGAGCGTGAAGCGTCCTATGGACGCACCGGGTTTGCCCTCCAGTTCATGCTGGACAGCACCCTGAGTGACGCTGACAGGTATCCACTCAAGTTGAGCGACCTGTTGGTCTTTGGGTTGAACCCTGAGAACGCCCCTGAAAAGCCGATCTGGGCTGCTAATGCCAACAACATCGTCAAGGACCTACCCTGTGTAGGCTTTAACGGGGATCGTTACTACGGGCCTATGGACATCCTAGGCAAGTGGATTCCCTATGAGGGTTCGATCATGGCTATTGACCCTAGCGGTCGAGGCGATAACGAAACTGCCTACGCTGTGGTCAAGATGCTGAATGGATTTCTGTATGTGACTGCTGCGGGTGGTCTACAGGGTGGGTACGAACAGGCAACCATGGACAAACTGGTGTCCATTGCCAAGGGTCAGGCTGTCAACAAGATCATTGTCGAGTCTAACTTTGGCGACGGTATGTTCTCGGAACTGTTGAAGCCGTATCTACGGAACAGTTACCCCTGCACAGTCGAAGAAGTCCGGCACAATACTCAGAAGGAACGCCGGATTGTAGACACCCTAGAGCCTGTGATGAACCAACATCGACTGGTCATTGACATTGGGGTCATCCGAAACGATTACGAATCCACCAAAATGTATGCCACGGAGAAGGCTCTCCAGTATTCACTTATGTGGCAGATGTCCCGGATTACTAGGACCAAGAAAGCCTTGGCTTACGATGACCGCTTGGATGTCTTGGCAATGGCTGTCGGGTTCTGGTCTGAGGTGATGGCACAGGATGCCAACCGGAAGATTGCTGCCCGTAAAGAAGACGAACTGGATCGTGAACTGGAACGGTTTATGGAACACGCAGTTGGGCGAAAGCCCAGAGGTGACACATGGATCTGAATGAGCCCGTGTCGGAGTGGTCTGTAGTCTTGACCCACAAGGCGTGTATTGCCCTGACCAAGTACGAGGATCATCTAAGGAGCGAAAGGTCTCTCAAGGCATCCACCAGCCTAGCCAAGGCTATGCGTGAGTTGCGTGAAGCCCTACCCAAAGAACTATTGGAGGCCGCTAATGGCAAGCCCGTGCAACGGTAAGAAGATCAATAAACCCTTCAGGACCCCCGGCGGACCAAAGAAGTCTGCTGTGTGTGTCAAGGATGGGGACAAGACCAAGATCGTCCGGTTCGGTGATCCGAACATGAAGATCAAGAAGCACATTCCGGGTCGCAGGGCTAACTTCCGGGCCCGTCATAACTGCGACAACCCCGGTCCCAAGACGAAGGCCCGATACTGGTCTTGTAGGGCTTGGTAATGGCTAAAGACGCTTGTTATCGTAAGGTTATGCGCTCCTATGGCAAGTGGTCCGCAAGGGCTGCTCAGGCCGTAGCCAAGTGCCGAAAGTCCAAGGGTGATGTCCGTAAGGGCGAAGCCGGGGCTAATCTGAAGCGTTGGCAGGACGAGAAATGGGTCGATACCCGTACTGGCAAGGCGTGTGGAGACGGGGGTAAGAACGAGTACTGCCGTCCTAGCCGCAAGATCAGCAAGAAGACCCCCAAGACTGTGGGCGAAATGTCTAAGTCTGAACTGGCCGCTAAGAAGCGCGAAAAGATGAAGATCGGGATGCGTGGTGCATCTGGTCCTAAAGTTTCTCCTGCAAAGAGGTAATCATGTTCCTGTTGAACAAGTTTGTTGCTCCTGAACTTAAGATTAAGTCCAAGGGAGCCAAAAGCCGATCCAAGGGTACGGGCAAGAGCAAACCCGGTACGGCTGGCAGACAAGGTATTGTTGCTGCTGGAAAGAGCGGTATGACCCTCGGTAACTTCGGTTCCTTGAAGACTCAGGTCTCTGGAGCCCAAGGAGCGCAGGGCGGTGGTGGAGGTGAAAAGTAATGCCCAAGAAAGTTGTAGAAGCCTTAATGAAGAAAGGTATGTCCAAGGCCAAGGCTTATGCCGTTGCCTATGGGCAAGTCAAGAACCGTCTTAAGGTCAACAAGAAGGCCAAGTAATGCCTGATCGTGACTACAAGAAAGAATATCGGCAGTACCACGGTACCCCTGAATACAAGAAAGACCGGGCCCATCGAAACAAGGTCCGTAGGCAGTTGACCCGTGAAGGTAGGGTCCGTAAGGGTGACGGCAAGGACATTGACCACAAGAACGGTAACCCCCGGGATAACCGTAGGGCGAATCTAAGGATCGTCCCCAAGTCGGTCAATAGAGCCAAGCACTAACCCTAGGAGTATCCCATGGATATCAAGTGGTCCCCTTATGTAGTACCTGTGGATCACAAGGAGATGCCCAAGGATGAATTTGGGGAGTTCTTCTTTTATCCTACTCCTAGAGTAACCCTGTCTAAGGATCTTAGGGGTATACCCTATTACTCTTCTCTAGTACATGAACTACTGGAGATGATCAATGCTGTCTATGAACTAGGGTTATCAGAGACTAAGATCAGGGTGTTGGAAACCAGTCTGATGCAGTTGATGTGTCAGAACCCTGAGTTGGTGACTGGGCTGGGAATGGCTTTACAAGGCCCGGGAGCCCAAGACCGACCGAAGGTACCCCTGAAGGCTTCGGAGCCGTCTAATGGCATCCTAGGGGCTTTAAACGAGTGCTGGTCGGTGACTGAGGTCGGCTCACAGGTGATGGTGGAGCGGAAGTGCTAGAGATGTGAAGAAGTGTGGTACTTTGGGACCATGAGGTAACAAAGTGACACATGGAAGGTTTTGGGGAAAAAATCTGAAAGGCTTTAATTGATTTATAGCCAGCCAGTCACCCCCCATGCACCCATCGTCACGCCCACGGCTACGCACGCTGTCCCGTTCAAACGGGAGCCTTCGGTTTGACTAGGTCGAATCCGTGGGCGCACTTGGAATGACTCAAGGGAGAGCGGGACATTTGAATGAATCGCATGGGTGCGTGTGGATTGAATGGATGAGGGTCTATGAGTGTCCTTCTCCGTTTCATTGTCCCGGAGTCTAAGACTTAGACTAGGGAGCCTTGGCATGGGCAGGGGTTGACATCGCTCTCGCCATCGTCTAGACTCCGTGCATGGCCTTGGGGAATGCCCGGACTCTCCAGACTCCCAAGGCCCGGAATTGAATCGAAAGGTAATGCCATGAAGACTGCAAAGAACTCGCCCAAGCCCGAAGCCCTTAAGCCCGAAGTCATCGCATCGATTGGATCCATGCCGACCTACACGCCGCCCAAGGTATCGGCCAAGGTCGCTCTCACGGGCCAAGCCCTCACGGCCCATCTGGCGTTTCACCGCGCCGCATTCAATGCGGGTGGAGCCATGCGCTCCCTGATCGCCTCCGCTCTCGCGGCCATCGCAGCGGGCGTCCCCAAGGCTTTCAAGCAAGAGCCGGAGACTTACGCGGCCAAGACCATGCAGGCTGCGGGTATGGCCAAGCCGACGGCATACGCCAGCGTCGCGGCCATGCGGTGCTACTTGGCGGATGCGGCCAAGGCTGCAACCCTTCCCGTCGAAGGCTTGATGCTCATCGGCGCGAAGGCCAAGCGTGAGAAGAACCCGCAAGCAGCAGCCAAGGCCATGATGCGGACGGCCATCGCAAACGGTGGCGGCACGAAAGCGTGCCGTGCAGCGGCCAAGGGAGCCGAAGGCACCGGGCCCAAGGCACCGGACTACTCGCTTTCCGAGGCTCGGCAACGCTTGGCCGAGATTGTCGCGGCGTCGCTTCTGGGCTCCGTCGGTGGGGATGCGGAGGTAGCCAAGCAGATCGCCGTGTTGATCCCCAAGGCCATCGATGCGCTGGCCGAAGCCAAGGCCAAGGACGACGAAGCCAAGGCCAAGGATGACGGCACGGCTGACCGCATCGCAGCGGCCAAGGCGGCCAAGGCGGCGGGTCGGGCAGTCTAAGTCTTAGACTCCCAGTCCCCACTCGACCCTCGGTCACCTTCAGGTGGCCGAGGGTTTCTTTATTGCCATCGCGGGGCGTTCTCTATCATCAGGCCGAGACCAGCCCCTGACGGTAGACATCGATTCCATTTCATTTCTGAAATCGGCTGTCGCTATCACCACAGGTGTTTACTATCACCCGGCCTCGTCCCCAACCCTGCGAGTGACGCACCGATTCCATTTCAAGTCTAAGACTTAGACTCCGACTCCAGTCCTTAGGTTAGACCTAGGTTCTACCCTAGGTATCCTTATATAGACCTCTATTAGACCTAAACTAGGTGTAGATAAGTATCAGTAGAAGTATCAACCTAGGTCTAATACTTGGTATACCTTATGTTCACCAACCTGTAGACCTTTGGTGAATCCAAGATATTTCACCACTTGACACCAACTTCACAATCTGTTACCATTCCCTCAGTCGAGATTGTTTCCACATCGTGTGGACCAGTCTAAGACTTAGACTCCTACCGAAAGGAAAGCACCGTGAAGCACTACCTGTTCGCATCGTTGACCATCGTGTCCCTGTTCGTTCTTGCCCTGTGGGATGCCCCTGCATGGCTGACCTTGGGGATCGCGGGTCTCCTGCTGACTCCCTTGGTCTTCCATGTGGATGACCTGAAGCGACAGATCGAATTCTTGGAGTGGTCCATCGAGGGCGGCGCCGAACTGATTAGCGACCTAGACGCTATGGTCGAACGGCGTAATGCCGAGATCCGAGAACTTCAGAAGTCTGCGGGGCAGTTCGATCAGTTCCTAGCAGAAGACAACAAGCGTTTGGCTGAAGATCTCAAGGTCATGGAAAGGCGTTACGAGGATATCGTCGTGGCGTTGGAGGGGCTTGAGAAGGAACTGACGGAAGAACTGGACGATGCGAAGTCTCGCCATGCCAACCTGTGTCGCAACCTCCAACAGGAAGTGGACCGCGCCAAGAAGGTATTCACTTACCCGAAGATCACGCCACAAACGACCGATCAGGAACACCTTGAACTGGTTCGCATGACGGTCGAGGAGAAGTTGGACTGGATGTACTTCATCCTCACCAAGTCTCTGGAGACTCCGGCACAGCAGGAGGAGCATCAGATTCAGCGTGAGCAGGAGACTGTCTACAACAACGGCCTTGGTCTCTGATCTACCAAGCGGAGAACAGACAATGAACTACGAAGAAGAAATCAACATTCTCAAGCGCGCTGGTTTCTTTCAGGATGGCGACGATGCGGTGAGTTTGATTGCCGCATTTGAAGCCATGCAGATCGAACTGGAACAGTTGCGTTCCGCCCTCACTACTGAACAAGAACCACACGGTCTAAGTCTTAGACCACACACCGAAAGGAAACAACAATGACTACTGTTCCTGTCTCATATCGTCACCGTTACGACCCAAATGCCGAGTCTCCATGGGGTCCTCCCATCGACTTCCAGAGAATCACAGATGGCATCTTGTGGATCAGTTCTGCCAGTCACGGGGGATATGTGGTGTCCCGTGAGATGTACGACAAGATGCCTGAACACCTCAAGGCTTGCTCGTTCACCAATGACCAGTACTTTGAGGAGGATCTGTCGTGGTGTGCTGTTGTCCTAGCCTTCCCTCAACACTTTAGTACAGTAGTGTTCAAGGCAGCGCAGGAAACCTACGAACGGTTCTACCGCCGTCACGACCCCGGTCTATTCACCACTTGACCCCAACGAAAGGAAACAACAATGAAGCAACTCTACATCATTCGCGGCCTCCCCGGATCGGGCAAGACTACGCTTGCTCACAAACTCTCACCCATTGTGTACGAGGCTGACCAGTACTTCATGGCCGACGGCGTGTACCAGTTCAACCCCGCGTTGATCAAGAAAGCACACGCATGGTGTCAAGCACAGGTCGTACAATCCATGCAGCATGAGGCTCCAGTCATTGCAGTCAGCAACACATCCACACAGAAATGGGAGTACCAGCCCTACATCGACTTTGCAAAGCAGTTCGGATACGAGGTCTTCGTGATCGTGTGTCAGAACGACTTCGGCAACATCCATGGAGTCCCACCCGAAGCCATGGAACGAATGCGCTCCCGTTGGGAGGCTTGACACAAGGAATCGTTTCTGTTAGTATTCAAGTGTTGGGAGATGTTCTCTCAACTTCACATCGAAGTCTAAGTCTTAGACTTCCAACGAAAGGAAAGTCAAATGAACCTGACCGTAGTTCAACCCGTCGCCCCCAAGTGGGCCGAGATTCGTGATGCTGCTGCTGAAGCGTGGCACTACATCGTGGTCCGTGGCAACAAGCCCTTGGGTCGTGAGTACCCCGGTGGAATCCTGACCGCACCGGGGGCCAACACCAAGTTGTCAAAGTCGGCACCTCTGCCGATCTGGGGGCTGACCTTGGCTCCCGCCGGACAATCCGGCTACCAGTTGTGCCCGTGGCGGTCCAAAGAGTGCGAAGCGGCTTGCCTTGGCCTGACCGCAGGACGATCCCGGTTCTCCAATGTGCAGCAGGCCCGGATCAACAAGACCCGGTACCTCATGGAACGGCCCATGTACTTCTGGTGCGAGGTCTTGCATGATCTGTGTACCCGTACACGCTGTGGTGGGAACTTCGCATTCCGTGGGAATGTCCTAAGTGACATCCCCTACGAGGCTGTGTTCCCCGAGTTGCTCACGCTGCCCAAGGTCTGCTATGACTACACCAAGTCATTCGCCCGGGCCATGGCCAGTCTTGAGTGGCATCACAACTACAGGCTCACGCTGTCGTACTCCGGGCATAACGCCATGGAATGTGCCCAGTTCCTGAACCGGGGCGGCAATGTTGCCGTGGTGTTCCCCAAGGGCGACCTGCCCAAGTCATTCAACGGCTACGAGGTCATCGATGGCGACGCATCAGATGCCCGTTGGGCTGACCCATTCGGTGTTGTCGTTGGTCTTCGGGCCAAGGGCAACATCAAGGACTCCGTGTTCGTTGCACGGGGTGATCGGTTCTCTGTCTAAGTCTTAGACTTAGACCATCGAAAGGAGCCCAACATGGGCATGGATCAATACCTGTATGCAACATCGAATGTGCAGTCTGTCCGGCAGTTGGCTTGGGAGGGGCCGTGGTGCTACTACCTCCGCAAGAA